ATGAAACTCACCAAAGAGGAGTTTATTTTGATAAGAGATTAAAAAAATGGATTGCTTGTATAACAATTAATAAGAATAGAAATGTTATAGGAAAATTTGAAGATGAGAAAAGTGCTATTCAAGCACGAATAGAGAAAGAAATTGAATTATTTAAAAATGCCGAAATAAAATAGAAATATTTTATATGTAAAATGCGGGATTAAGCGGGAAAGTCCTCCAAAAATATAGGATAACCCGAACCGAAGGCTATACTGAGTATAGTCAGGGGCAACGCATAGAAGTTGAAAAGATATAATACTTCCAAGAGACCGCATCTCTTAACAAGTAAAGTTGAAGATGAAAATATATGCTGGACTGTAGTAAATGGTAAATCTGCAGAAATTAAGATAAAAAGCTTAATGATAACAAAACGAAATCATGGCTTTGTGCCGTGTTTATGCTATGTATGGCTATTCTTTATCCTGGTATGGCAATAGGTATTGTGTCAGGTAATGGTAACCAAGCAAGAATGGTAATTAAGCAAAAGATAGAAGGGGAATTATTAAAAAATGAAAATATCAAACGTGAAATTTTAAATATAAAAACAAGTGCCGATGATTGTATAGTAACCTTAAAAAATGGTAGTTCAATTAGGGCAATTACTTTGGGTATGAATCAAAAAGGTGATAGTGCGAGAGGTAAACATAAAATTGCTTCTCTATACAGAAATGTATATAAAAATAAAAGAGGGAGAATTGCTGGAAAAGCGTGAAGAACATCTAACTACAGCATAACACCTGTAAGATGGTGTAGGTGCGAATGTTTAAAAATAGATGTTTATATGCCAATCAGCAGCCGAGCTTGAAAAAGCGGGTTCATCGACTAGAGTTAATCTCGTAGCATCAAGCGATGCGAAGTACCCTCCTCTAAACAGGTAATGCTGTAGATGAAGATATAGTCAGTGCTTACATGAAAGTGTAAGAAAATTAATTCATTTTGAATATATAAATAAATGAATTAATCTTTATTAATGTTGCGAATTAATAAAGTAACATAACAGTGGCGTTTTCAATTAGTTTTAGTAGATGAAGCTAGACTTGTTAGGGATAATACTCTAACAGAAGTTATTAGGCCAATGATTAAAACCCCAAGACAAAATGCTATAGATTTACATGATAAATATCCAGAAAATCCAATTGAAAAAGGTAGAATGGTTTATATTTCATCTGCTTGGTTAAAGACATGTGATTTATATCAAAGATTTTTAAATTTCTATCACTCTATGAGAAGTGGAGATAGTCACTATTTTGTTGCTAGTTTGGATTATAATGTAGGTATTGATGCTGGATTATTTTCGTTGGAAGAAATTGAATTAGAAAAAGAAAGTCCAGACATGTCTTTAGATAAATTTGCTTATGAATATGAGGGGACTTTTATTGGAAGTTCCAATGACAGTTATTATCCATATTCATTAACAAACAAGTGTAGAGTTCTTGATAGATGCGAATTATCTCAACCAAAAAAATCTCAGTATGATTATGTGATTACACATGACGTAGCAGTGTCTACAAAGGCTGGTTCTGATAATTCTTGTACTCATGTTATTAAATTAATACCAAAAAGTAATGGTACTTTTTATAAGAGTGTTGTATTTACTAAAACATTAAACGGTGCAAGTTTAAAAGAACAAAGAGATTTGTTAAGGGATTTATTACATATTAAATTTCCAAATACAGAAAAATTAGTTATAGACGTTCGTAGTGCAGGTCAGGGTTTATTATCTTTATTAGAGGAACCTTGGAACTATCGTAATGAAAGAGGAGAAATAGAAGAATATCCACCTTTAATTCAAGATAACGATGAGGAAACAATGCATACTTTACCAAATGCTGAACCTATTATTAGGGGTGTACAAGCAACAGCAGATTTTAATGCAACATATTATCCATATATGAAAAGTTGTTTTGAAGACCAAAGCTTACAACTGTTAGTTGATAGTAATGAAACTGATGAAGCTTATAAGGCTGGTAAGTATACACCAGAAGAACAAGTAATGCATGTAGAACATGATAATTTGGTACAAGAATTAAGTAATATTAAAAGAGGATTTGGTCAAAGTGGTCAAATTTTATATGATAGAATTGTTAAATCTGCAAAACGTGACCGTGCAACATCATTAATGTATGGTCTATCGGTTGTATTTGAGTATGAAAAGCAGGGTAAAGCTGATATAAGTAAAACAGATGTTGATGCTTTAAAATATTTATCTGAATATATATATTAAAAGAAAGGTAGGTGCACTATGAGTAAAAAAGAACAAACACAACAAACGCTTACTGAAGATGAAGTTGTTGAAACTTTAGAAGCAGTTAAAGAAGCATTTAATGTACTAGATTTTGCTAAGGGATATAACACTGGTGCTTTTAGTCCAATGGCTCAAAATACTTTAATGAAAAATCTTAATATATCATCAATTGTTCCAGATAGAAGTGACATTGAAGACGCATTAAAAAATCCAACAAATAGTGAGGAAAAATTAGTATCATACAGTCAATCATATTATTTTAGCAGTCTAATGTATAAGCGTAATGTAGAATATATTGCAAATCTACCTGCTTTTGATTTAGAAATGACTTGTATTAATGCTAACCCAGAAGATTATAAAACTAATAAATACAAAAGTGATTATAAAATTATTGCTGAGTTTTTTGATAAATTTGATTATAGAGCTCAATTCAAAGAGATACTATGGAATTTGTTGATGGAAGAGGCTTATTATGGTATTTTTAGACAATTTGATACAAAAAGTGTTATTCAACAATGGCCTTGGAAATATGCTCAAATTACAGGTAAATTTGAATATGGTCTATTATATGATATAGACATGAATTATTTTTTACAAGGTGTGGTTGATTTAGATTGTTATCCAGCTTGGTTAAAAAAGAAATATCGTGAAGTATTCAGTGGAGATGTAAATAATTATAAACCTAGTAATAAATTAAATAAGAGAACTGGTAAGTTTGGTAATTGGATTCAAACAACTCCAGAAGAAGGTTTTTGGTGTTTTAAATTTAATCCAAAACATTCATTACAAGTTCCATTTTTTAGTGCAATGTTGCCAGAAATGGCTATTGTGCCAGTAATGAGACGCTTACAAGTAGACCAAAGTATGGCTGCTGCCCGTAAGCTTTTGGTAAGTTCTGTACCTTATTTAAAAGAAAAGAAATCTTCAAGTGTAGCAAATCAATTAGCTATTGATGCTGATGTGTTAGGAAAATTTATTGGTCTAGCAACACAAGGTATTGAAAATGCTGTTAAAGTTCTAGCATTACCTACTGAAGATATTAAAGGTGTAGAATTTGAAAACACAGATAAAGACACTTATAAAAACTTTATGGCTATTACAAGTTCTTTATTGAGTGGTGGAAAAGTAATTTTTTCTACCGATGAAAATCAAAATGCCATAGAAACACAATTATCATTAAATTTAGATGAACTACTTGCTGAATCTATTTATCCACAATTTGAAGAATTTTTAAATTATTTTGCAAATAAGCAAACTAAAAAATTTAAGTGGAAATTTAAATTTGTTGGTGCAAATGACCAATTTGATAGAGCAAGACGTCAAGATGAAGCATTTAAATATGCTGATAAAGGTATAGTGTTGCCTAATAAGATAGCATCTTCTTTAGGTTTAAATAAAATTGAACTTGAAAGAGAATTAGAAGAGGCAAATGCTACAGGATTTACTGATAAATTAATGATTATGGTTAATATTAACACAATGTCTAATAAAGATAATGCTAGTGGCAGACCACAAAAGAGTGATGCTGAACTAACCGATAGTGGTGCTAAAACTAGGTCTAATGCTTCAAATATTGAAAAAGGTGGAAAAATTTAAGGAGGAGAAAAGATGAGTGAAGGATTGATTTCAGCAGAAGTGAAAACATCTTTAGAAAAGATTATTTCACATTGCTTTTACTGTAATCGTCTAGTAGATAGAATGTGTAGTATTTTATCTATAACTTTCGTAATGCCTAAAACATCTAATCTTATTCATTATAATTTAGCACATTATTATCCAGTGTTAGTAGACAAGATATCTGATTATATGGATAGTAGGGACTGCACTGTTATTTATGATGAAACTCCCAGAGGAGACCAAGATTATGATACAGCATTAGATTGTTTTAATAAAATGCTAGAAATAAACTTAAATTTTGAATCTTATATTAAGGATGCAATTAAGTTAGCACAAGATACTAATGATTACACAACAAAAGTTTATTTAGAAAAATATTTAGAAAAAATTATACCTATTACAAAAGACATACTTACTTTAGTTGGCAAGGCAGAAATGTATGGAGACAGTAATAATGGAATGATGAAATTTGATGATAACATTACTGACTTCGGCATTTTTGGTGAAGAGCAATATGTTTATTAGAAATATAGAAAACACAAGTAAAAGTTTTTATGAGTGTGGAAATGTAGTAGGTAAATTTTTGATTAAAAGCGGAGTGCCAGTTCTGGCAAGGACTGATAAGGGAATGGTTTTTGCGAAAACTAAAAAGCTTCAAAAGGTCATTAATGATATGCCTTTATACTTACGCTTTCTTATGAAGGTAGGTGTTATTAATGGATAAAAGATTGTCTTTTGGAATTGAAGGTTTTGATGTAATCGATGACTGTTCTGATAATCAATTAGCTATCGTAGAAATTTATGTTTGTCACGACGGTAATAATTTACATGATATGCCTATTGATTTATCTGTTATCAAAAGAGCAAAAAGAACTTTAAAAAATAAATTCTTAGTTGCTGGTTTTGATGGTAATGACTTTGAGGGTCACGAACCCGATGAGCAAATTGTCGGATTTTTTCCAGAGAGTTCAGAAATGAAATTTGTGGAAAAAGATGGCAGAGTTTATCTTGTTGCTCAAGCAATAATGTCGAAAGTTTATGCAAAATGGGCTTACGATGTTTTTGTTGAGGATAAAGATAATAATAAGGCTGTTTCTATGGAGATTACAGTTTTAAGTACAGAGATTTGTGATGATGGTTTAGAATATATTACAGATTTTGTATTTAATGGTGTAACTTTATTAGGAGAAAGTCATATGCCCGCCTGTGAAGGTGCTAATGCATCTATAATCAAGTTCAGTAAGGAAAATGCATTGCAAATTTATAGCAAGCGAATGAAAAATTCTGAAAAAATTAAGAAAAATTTTATGAAGGATATGGAGCTTGCAGAAGGTTCAAGAAAGGAGGAGAGTGAGAAGATGGACAAAAATAAAAAAGTAGTTGAAGCAGTTGAAGAAGTAATCAAAACTCCTATAGCTGAAGAAAAAGTTATGGAAAAAAATGATGCTAAAAAAGAAAAAGAAACTTCTAATGAAGAAACTTATATGGAAGATGAAACAAAAACTGAAGATGAAAAATCTGAAGTAGATAAGGAATCTGAAAATAAGAAAGAAAAATCATCTGAAGAAGAATCTGATAAAGAAGATGAAAAATCTGAAGAAGATAAAGATGAAGATGAAAAAGAAATAGAAGAAAATAATGAATCAAATAAAGATTTCGAATCACTAACTGTTGAACAAAAATACGAAGTGTTCCGCTCTGCTGTTAAAGAGTCTCTTAATGGATGTGGATATTTGGAAACTTATGATGAAGAATATTTATATATCTATGAATATTGTGAAGGAAATACTTTTAGATACTCTTATACTTTAGACGGTATGAATTGTATAATTGATATTGACTCAAGAACAAGAGTAATGTGTGGTGGATATATAGAATTTGAAGTATTTGAACAAGAAAATAATAAAATAGAAGTTTTAGTAGAGGCTCTAGAAAAAGAAAACCACGAGCTAAAGGAAGAACTTGCTGCATATAAAACAAAAGAAAAAGATGAAGCTGTTGAAAAAGTTTTATCTGAGGTAATTGATGTATTACCTGCTGAACGTATTGCAGAACTTCGTGAAGAAGCTGTTAATTATTCATTAGATAATTTATCAGTATTTAAAAATGAAGTTAAAGCAATTGCTTTTGAAGTTGTTGCAAACCAAGTAAAAGGTAAAAAATATAGTTTTGAAAGAATGCCAATTAACGAAGGTATGGAACAAAAAACATCTAAATATGGATGGTAATAAAAGTTAATTAAAATTAAAGAGGAGGAAAAATATAATGGCAAAATCAATTTTAATTCCAAGCTTAATCGCTGCTAAGAATATCGATGCTTTAAATAGAAGTTTCGTATCTACAGAAGATTTAGATAATGGAAATGTATTTGGAAAAGGAGAACTTTCTACTAACACTGGAGAAGGTCAAGTATACAAAACAGTTAAACCTGCTACAGGTGCTTTAAAAGGTTTATGGATGGCTTTTAGTCCAGAAGATACTGTATTAGTTGATGATTTAGGAAATCAATTTAAGGTTGGAAATTTAGACCCAAGAGCATTTACTAATGTAAAAGGAAATGTATTTAGTGGATTCAAACCAGCAGTAGGAGATTTAGTTTTAATTTCTGCTAATGGAATTACAGGAGCAGCTAAAGCATATGCTGTTGCTAAAAATGGTCAATCAACATTAGATTTCGCTGATAATGCTATTGATGGTTTAAGTTTTAAAGTTGTTGAAACTACTTATATCTCAGTTGCTAGTGCAAACAATATTGGTTCTCAAAGAGTTACTGCTTACTTATTAGAATGTGTAGCTAACTAATTGAAATATTAATAATAAATAAAAAACAAACATTTATAAATTAAAGAGGAGGAAAAAATATAATGGCAAAATTACCAAATAGTGTGTTAGCTTTCACAGCAGATAGTGCTGAAAGAAAAGAAGGTTACACTAACTTTGTAGAATACTACAATTTATATAAAGAAGGAAAAACTCAAAATGCCAATGGTGTAAGTTTTTCTGAAATGAACGATAAAATGTTAACATTCTTTTCTGATGAAGTAGAAAGATTATCAGGAAAAAAACAATCAGATGTTAACGACTTAGCACAATATTGCAATTTTAGTGATGTTAAAGAAGCTGCTTTTGCAGTTGTAGGTATGTTAACTGACTTAATTATTCCAAATGCTTTAATCAAGGATTTAGGAATGATTGCTGAAATCAAAAATGGTGCTTGGGGAGATTCATTAAAAGTTGAATTACAACCAAGAGACTTATTTGGTTGTAATTCAACTTTTAATGAATCTCCCCAAGCACCATTTTTGATTTCAGCAATCATTCC